ATGTGCCATTATAATTACCTCACTGACGCCGCCAGGAGGCTAAGCGTCGTTATTAAAAGTCGGTATCGTTAAAGAACTCGTTTGAGTCCGTGTACTCAGTAGTCGTCTTCTTAGCTTTACGACGCCGCTTTGAGGTAGAGCCTTGGCTCGCCGCTTCTTGGGTAGTTCGAGAAGCCTTTATTTCCTCCACAGTCCGCGCTTGAACTTGAGCCGCGAGGTCGGGATTAGCCGCCGCCAGGTCCTGGGCAGTCATTCCACTCAAAGTTGACTGGAGTAGGTTCTGCCTCCTGCCGACCACGTCCGCAACCGTTTGGTTCGCCAGTTCTTGCGTAATCGTGTGTCCTTGCCGAATATATTCTGCGAGCATCTGGCTCGCTTCTTTATCTTCGGGGGAGCCCACGTCCAAATTATAAGCTGTTATAGCATTGTCAAGCAAGGGTACTGCTTGATTATTTTGATATTCTTCGTACTGCACCCTTTGCTGCTGCTGCTGGTGCACCTGGTGCTGCTGTAGCTCGACCGCCATACGTTCCTTTTCCTCAGTAATCTGAGCGACCTGGCGCTCCTCGTCCGACATCTCTTCCAGGTCTATAAGGTGCTGTACACGCTTACCAATAATCTCATCAACAAGCTCGACCGCCTTGCCCCTGTCACCCCCCATTTGGTCGGCATACAGATCAATCATAGTATCGACCGTTTTGTCTGGGGTCAGAACATTGTCGATGACGGTCTTGGCGGCCTTCTCTACATCTGAGGCCTGCTGGAACCTCTGTTGAGAGGCGGCTGCCTGCTGATAACCAGAAATCAAGTCGTCTGTTGTGAGGTCATACTCCTGGCCATTGATTTTGACCCTATGGAATTCTGGGTCCTCACCCATACCCATAGCCTCCTCCTCTGCGAACTCCTCCGCAGTACGCACTAAAGGTTCCTCTACTTCAGGTTCTGCCTCGTCCGCCTCAATTGCTTCATCGACAGCTTCGGTGACCGTCTCGGGGGCTTCGGGCGTCCTAAGGGTCTCAAGGTCCTCTATGCTCGATATATCATCCAGCGTGCGGGCACTTCTAACCTCATCCTCATCTGGCTCATCCAATGGGGCTTTCACATCTTCTTCTACGGGCTCAGTCATGACGACTCCTTCTATTGTGCCTCGGGTACCGGAGAGGCGTTGCTCTGCTGTTGTTCGAAGTTCTGTCCTGGCGCAGCAGGTTCACCAGGTACGGCTGGGGTTTGCCCTTGTGCGGCTCCGCCTCCACCTTGCCCCCCAGTGGCCTCGTCGGGCCCCTGCATGGCGAACGGCGGGTACGGAACCTGATAGCCAAGGGCCATCTGTATTCTCGAAATCGGGATCTGGTCAAGCATCGTAACATGCTCCAGTATATGGGCATATACAGCTGACACAATAGCCGGGTCTTCCCGGCGCTCGACCTTGTTAATGATAGCCTTGTGCTCCCTAATGTGGAGAACATGGTTATCGGTGGGGTCAGCATAGGCGGGCTGGCCTATATCAAGGCGCTCGTTCTCGTCTCTGATAAGGTCAAGCTCTGACTGGTCTGATTCGACCAGGGGCTTGAGCTGGCCACTGTTTAGGACTGTCAAATACTGCTCCTGGGTTCTTATAAACCCATGCTCCAGCAGCTTATCAGCAATAGCCAAACGTCCAGACACAGTTTTAGAAAGAGCATTCCCAGCTTGGACTCGAACATTTGATATACCCTCTAAGCTTTGTTTCTGGAATGTTCGGGCGTATGCTCGATTATTTCTGCCCACCATCCTGACGACCCGTTCATCTTGGCCGTTCATAAACACCGGCAGGTGCCTAAGTAGGAAGGTCCCTACTTCTTCTATCGAGTCATAATAGCTTTGCAGCAAAGAAGTTCCAGCCTGAACCGCCTTGGAATCGAGGACCTTTAGGGCCTCTCCAGTCCTTAGGCTGGCCTCCGGCTGGCCCCTGGCCACACTGTTCACCCCGCTAAGCTGCTCCATGGACTGCGACAAGACATCCCTGAAGTTAAAGAACTCCTTAGGCGTCTTGGCAAAATTGATCCCCTGAGGAGGAATCTGGCCACCCTCGACAATCAATACTCCCTCTCCCACCATATGCTCATCCAGCTCACACCCAGTCGGCACCCATATGGCTTGGACGCCAGCGGCGCTATGGTTGGTGAGGATCGTACTCATCTCTTGGTTGAGAGCTTCCTGCGGGGCCTGGAGGTCATTAGCGCGAGAGTATCCGAAGCTCGTCAACAGAAACTCCTCAGGGGTTATCCTGAATAACGGCAGACGCTTGTACGGCATCTCTCCGACAGGGCCGATAATCTTGTCGTCGCTTGTGAATGTGCAGTGAAGCCCGCCAGGCATGGCGTCGCAGTCAAGGTGGTAAACCTCCCATATGGGGACAAGATCGCTATACTCACCCTCCATGCCGAAATAGTTAACGGCGGCTTTCTGGGGACTTCCGTCGTCCTCTTCCTTAACGTCGTATTCGTCCAGATTAAGGATTTCCTCGCGCTCCTCCTCCGTTGAAGCCCTGGCGGCCAAGTCGAACTTGTTCGCATAGCTTCTAATGATGACCCACTGAAGCTTTTCCCAGTCATTGCAGGTATAGTCCCAATAAACATCAAATATGGACGGGTTCGAGAAGACAAAGTCGCCATCTTTTAACGGCCTGGGCTCTCCATCTGCATTTTGGTCTATGGCAATCGTCTTGCCTACGTTCCAGTCCCATGGCGCATATATGAACCCCATCTGCATAACTAAAGCGTGTTCAACTGCTCTCTTGAACCGCTTTTCGAGGCCCTTGTCTTTGAGGTAATCGTTGACTATGGCATCGCCAAGCTCTGCGCTTTTCAGGGCGTCATGGTCAGTCCTGGTCGCTTCAGTCTCGAACGCCGGTCTGTTCTGGGTGACCAAATTGAGCATGTGGCCAATAAGCTCATGGAAGTGATTAAGTGAGATTTGGCGTAACTGGCCATCTCGGCCCATAACCTCTATAGCGGCATCGGAGGCACTTAAGCCCTTACCGGTAAACAGGCCATGATAATAATTCCAGTTCCTGGACGCATTGCTCCAAAACCTGGCCTTTTTCATCGTCTCGATGAAATCATCAACCCTGTCTCGGGCGTGCTCTGCCAACTTATCAGGATCTTTTTCGCTGGCCCAATATTCAGGAGGGTCGCCAACAACTATTGGAGTCTTCTCTATGGGGCTCATCTGTTAAATATGTTCCTTATCAAGTTCCTGGTTCCATTATGCTTTGACGCATCAAGGTCAAAAGTGCTCCTTGGATCGTAATACCCGTCTGGGAAGGGGTTTTTCCTCCATTTGGCGCATCTATTAAAATACGCCAAAGCCGAAATTCCGTCGCAGTGGCCCAATTCTTCCGATCTGACCCAGTCTGTTCGCTTGTCATTCCAAATCCCATTTTCTAACTGATATAGTAAACGCTGACATTTAGGGTCGATAATTATCTTACCGCCCTGGACGGAAGTTCTCAACGAAGACAAGGTTACGTCTGCGTCGTGCTTCAGAGCTGGCTCCACGTTTACGCCGTGGTCCATCTGGAAATCTATAAGTTGCTGTAGGGGGGCGTCCGCAAAGATATGAGTCTTGTACTTGTTCCTTCCGAAGACTTCCCACTGCTTTTCCTGTAAAAGCGCAGTTATCTGGCCGGTGGATTTGTAGTGTACCCATATCTCATCCAATATTACCAAAACTTGTTCCCGAAAGTCTACATAACCGAACAACATATGACAATAGTCTTTTGCCCCAGCATCGAAACAAATTTCAGGGTAATAAAAGCCTGGGTCCGGCCATTTACGGACTATGTCCTTCTTAACCTTATTATACTCGGGGATAATCATGGACTCCGTATCAGTGATATGTTTGCACTCGGCCTCCCTCTGCCATGAGATAGAGTCCGTAGACTGGCAATTCCTGATTACGACAGCCTCATCTTCCTTGCTGAAGTCCTTATTGTTGCTCGCGGGCATGATAAAGTACCGCTTGGCGAGCATAGCGTCGGGTATATATTTCTTTATAAATGGATGGTCCATAGAGGCCGGTGGGGTCGAAATCATGGCCATCATGGGGTCTTTACGACCAATGAATTGGAAACTGAGGATGTCCTCGATTATATAGCCCAGGCGCTTCATCATGCCCGCCTCATCGAGTACCGCAAAGTCTGTCGCCTCACCACGAATGGCGTCGGGGTCCTCGTTCACGCCAATCAGGTGAAACTCAGAGGTAGGGGTGGCCCCACCCTCTTTAAGCCTGGGGTTCTTGAATGTCCAGGTCATACCGGCCTTATGGGGCTTCAGATCCGCCGGGCAATCACGTAAGATGCGTGCCAGGTTGGGTTTAACGATTTTCTGGCACTGTACAGCTGTGGGGGCCGCGTACTTAATCAGCTGCCAGGGCTTTGAGAGGGCCCTCTCAAGTGCAAGCAGCGTCCATATATATGACTTTCCGAACCGCCTATGGGTCTCAACGACAAACAGCTCAGGCGTGGGGTCCTCAGTGTGAGTCCTATGAATGAAGTTATACAGGTCTAACTGCCCGTGAGGGCGCAGCTGATAGCTCAGGTCGCCACGATACCAGGCATCTGATATACAGGCCTGGCGGACCATAGGATCTCCCAGGTGCTTCTTGAGGTCGTCTGGGCGGTCAATGACCTTAACGGTTGTGATGTTTTCTGAGTTCATCTGTTACTATAGTCTGGGCCTCTTGGCCACCAATGTTTACCTGGAGTGCGACCCCGGACGATACTCTGTCCACAGTCCCCTCTCTCATGGCAAGCTTGCCTATGGCGTCAAGGGTCACCTTAGCAGCATTGAGACATATTGAAGGGTCACTATTGTGCATAAGTTCAGACAACTTATCAGCCGCCTGTGTGCCGACTCTTACGAGATTGGAGTTGACTGCCTCAAGGAGCAGTTTCTTAGCCTTGGTGAGCCCCTTAAGGCTCTCGGGCTGCATGAGGAACTTGTGGACCTTCTTTTGATCCCATTCGACGATCTTCCCGATTGCGGCCTCCGTCTTGCCGGAAGCTCTAAGGGCAATAACCTGCTCCCCCGTAGCGGCCTCATCCAGCTTTTCGAGCTCTACCTCCTTCTCGACAAGTGTCTTCTTCTTATCGGATGGAGCCCGTAATTGATTTGATTTTTTCGTGGTGCTTGCTTTCCGCCGTTCTGAGGGCTTCGAGCGCTTGGATTGTTCCATCTACAACCTCTTTCTTGGGATGCGCCTCTCTTTTGGCGTATCCAGACAATAATTCACAGAAAATATCCACAACCTCTATGGACTTCTCAACACTCTTTTCCATTGGATTAGGCATATTTTAGCTCGTCGTATATCTCTTTACTTGTTGAACCGGCACTTTTCATGGCCCATTCCATGACCTCAGCCCTCTTCCCATTGTATCTTTTTATCCGTTCTGACAGTTCATGTTTAGTGTGGGTGCCAATATTTACCTTCGATCCAAGTGATCTTTCCAATAGCTTTGCCAGCCTGTCCCATACTGCGCCAGGGCCCGCGTGCTCTCGATCCTCTTCGAGGGACGATAGTTTGCACCAACCAAATCTACCGTTAATCAAATATGTCGCATAGTTCTCAAAATCGAGCTTTTTCCCTTTGTATGAACGCAAAAGATGAATCTCGGCCTTGGGGGCCAGATCCCTCATCATGTTTACAACGTGTTCGTCTCTAAACTTCATCTTCGTATATCCCTCCAACGATTACTGGCGGCCTTAAATCATCGTCCAGGCACTCCGCCTTCTCAAAAAAGTCCTCAAACGTCGCGGCCTCCTCTACGGCGTCGAGATCAGCTTTACAAGTCCTTATCTTGCACTGACTTATGCCGATAAAGTTCTTTAATATTAACTTTAGACCTCTAAAGAACCCAAGACGGGCCACGTACTCGTTCAATACGATACTGACGGCCCCTGGGTATGTCTTAACCTTCTCGTCTATCTGCAAGAACTCCCCGGTCTTGGGGTAATAGAGAAGGACATATGACCCGGTGGCTATAATGGCCTCCTGGTCCTGGAGGCAATGGCCCCCATTTACTTCATAGCGGTGAAAGAATTTAACGAATCTCATTTGGTACCCTCCAAGCGTGAGACCCTCTCGATTAGAGAGGTTATCTGCTGCTCTATAGAATTTAACTTCGTATGAATCCGGTCAAGCGACTCATTTATAGCTCTCTGGTCGAGAGCATAAGGGCTTGACGTCGAGATAAGGCGATTCACCTCCTCTCTGTTAGGGACTTCGGCCCCCCAGACTATCCAAAATCCGCCTCCGGTTAAAACTGCTGTCAGGAGACATATTGCCGCCTGCTTCCACATGTCATTCTGCATTGCCCTCTTTGACCCATTCCCCAATAGATGAATTGGCATAATTACAGAAGTCGATAAAGTCCCCCTCGATAACGTCCTTTATCTCGTCCACGAATGGAAGGACGGCAAGCGCTGTCTGCTGCGGGAACTCCACCAAATTGGCCTCCCTCACCATGACCACTTCATCTGGGGATTCGATGACGAGCTGTAGCGTTAAAAACGCCTTTTTCTTGAGTTTGCGTGCCATATTTGTTTCACCTCCAGGAGGATTATATTTCAATATAGTGCTATGGACATTCTTTTTTTCTTCTGCTATTATCATTTAGTCAACAACGGCCACCGGAGTTCGAAGTGATTTTAGCTATGACTATGATAGATCACAGACCCAAACGAATAGAAACGAACTTAACGGACAAAAAAGTTGACTCCCCCCATACAGAGAAGTCCTTTCTCACACCCCCGAACCCCGGTGGGCCGTTTTTGTTAATTCACCCCATTTTTTCAGGAGGACGTAATGCCCGCGACTGTTACAGATTTTGTGGACCCGAAAGGGAATACGCATGAGCTTCTTACCATATCAAAGAACGCGGACGACCAGTGGCCGTTCAAATTCGGAGTTGGTAAGGCTATTTTGGCTATTGAGCACATGAGTGAAATTGCCGAGTACATTAAGGACAAAGCTCCTGACCAGTTTGATAGACTGGTTAAGGAGGGATTTTTGGAGGATGAATAATGCCTACTGTAGGAAACAAGGAGTACGGATATAATAAAAAGGGTCGGGCCGCTGCCAAGAAAGCAGCCAAGAAGACCGGCAAGAAGGTAGTTAATAAAAAGGGAAAGAAGGCGTACTAATGGCTGGCTGGGACGACCCAAGGGGCAAACTAACTGAAGAAGAACTGAAGAAAAAAGCTTTGCCCTTTGGGGCCGTCCCGGAAGCACGTAAGCCCGTAGTAGGAAAAGATAAGACCAAGGGTTATTACCTCAAACCCCCCCCAGCCACAGCCACAGCCACAGCCACAGCCACACCCCCAGCCACACCCCCAGCCACAGCTCCAGCCACAGCTCCAGCCACAGCTCCTGGTCAGGACCTGGATCAGAGCGATAGAGAGGACGCCTGGGGCTTCGCTGAGTACCTGGTGTTTATCGGCGCGGCACCCACAGCTGCGGCTGGATACTGGGCCCTAAGGAAAGCTGGCGGCGGCAGCGCAATAGAGGGGATGAGGGCTTTAGGCGGCAACACTTTCCCGTGGAGGACACGGTGGGGGGCGCGCAGGGCAGAGGGGAAGGCCATGAAGCAGCTCCATAAGTCCGACATGGTTGCCCTTAAAACAGAGCTTGCGAACGAAGATTTCGAGTTTGACGAGAAGACCGGCAAGAGGGGCAAGAAGAAGACGAATCCACGCTGGCGCAAGAGTGTGATAGAGAAGATCCCCGAGGACAAGCAGCACCTGTTCCCTGATGGCAAGAAGACCAGGAACCTCGGTAAAGTAGAGGACTCCTATAGGTACCGCGAGCTCCTCCAGAAGCAGGAAGCGGACCTGAAGATGCTGGACAAGCATCCCATAAGGAAGGCCCCCAAAGCTATACTGGACAAGATAAAGTCAATAGTGAGCAAAGCGCCCCCCGAGGTTACCTCGACTAACGCCCCTGACGCCCCTGACGCCCCTGACGCCCCCGATCCCTCAGCGAGGCAGGGGTCACAACTCGACGACGAGGTGGCAGACTCTTTCAGTAGGACCGGAGATAGCCAAGAAGGCCTCTCCCAAGAGGAAATTGACCAAGCTTGGGAAGAGGCCGAGCTACGCGAAGAGAACAAAAAGAAAAAAGACGCGTTTGATAAAGAGCAGAAGGAACTTAATAAGAAAAAGAAGGCGGCAGCCGAGAAGGGTCGGAAGACAAAGCGGACAAATAAACTCAATAAAGCCATAGATGACATCAAGAGCAAGCCACAGCTCCAGAAGTTCTTGAATGATGAAGGCGTCTCGAAGAAGGATCAGAGGAGGATACTCAAAGAGTATGATAATCCTCCCCCTAAAACGGGTAAAATGAAGGCCGCCAAGAACTTCATGAAGAGGAGTCTGCCCAAAATCTTCAAGGGCCTGGCTGTCGTCGAGGGGGTCCTGATTGGACATGAGCAGGGTGTTCACGCCGCAGAGAGGATGGAGAAAGAGGGGGAGGGGCTCGGTGAGGCAGTCGGCAAGGGATTATACGGGGGAGGCCTTGACTTTGTCGAGGGCGCTTTCTTTGGTGTCCCAGACATTGTAATGGGCGGAGCTGGCCTGCTTGGAGCTGACACCAGCGGTTATGACGAGGCTCGACGGGCGGCAGGGGTGATGTGGAGAGAGAACATGGCCCACCCAGCCCGACACCAGAAGGACCCGGCGATGCGTCAGATTTTGTACCCAGGTGCAAAAATTCCTGAGGGATATAACCAGAATCCTGCTGGAGATGTGGAGCTTACAACGGGGCCCGGCCCAATAGAAAAGGCGGGCTATAGGGGGCCCCAGCCGACGGAACAGCAAATAGAGGCTCTGGCTTCAGGCAGGATCACCAATGAGGAACTTTTCAACCAGCTGAATCCTCCCCCTGAACCGACCTCGCTGGCTGTACCGTCAATGGACAGGCTCAGCGCCCAAAGACCAGGTGTTCCGACAACGGGCTTCCAGCCTGCTGGCCGGGTACCTAGCCCACAGTATGGTCAGCCTCAGAGTCAGGGCATCCGGCCACAAAACAACTACAGGCTGATGCCACCCCCCCCGCCGGAACAGGCAGCCCCGCCGATCACTCCGCCAGGGGCTCTACCTGAAGGAGTGCCTTATAGGCCCGAGTTTATTCCAGAACTACCCTTTGAATTATAATGGCACCAAGACCAGTACCTACGCCCCAGGCTGGAATAAGAGCCCAGCCTCAAGCGGCCCCTCAGCCTGTTCCCATACCTACACTTCAGCCCATCAGGCAGGGCACTGTAGATTATATGATGACTGCCGAGGGCACCCAGGCGGCGCAGACCGGGACTGGCTCTTTCGTGGAAGGGACATTTCGCCCCTACCAGCAAGGAACCGAGAGGTGGAGAAACGGAGCCATAAAGTACACCATAGGTTATGGGCACGTGATTCCCAGGGAAGCCACTGACCGCACCCACCCCGAATACAATCAGGCCGTAAGAGATGCTTGGTTTGATAATGGGCTGACCCCGGCTCAGGCCCAGGCTACCCTCAGAGCAGACTTCAGGGCCCGCAGAGAGAGCCAGAGGGTTCACCACAATGCAACTCATGGGGCAGGTTTCTTTGAGCGCCTCTCTCAGGACAAGCAGGACCTTTTGGCGGACACTTATTTCCAGGCTGGCAATACCGGACGTATGCCCAGGATGGCCGCAGAGCTCGCGCGGGGCAATACCGAGAGGGCCCTGGTCGAATCGTGGTTCAGGGCACAAGGCCCCCAGGCGGAAGGTATAAGGAATAGAACCGTAGCTCGGCGGAACCAATTCTTCCCAGAACTCGCAGGCGACTACACCGAATTTAACCAACAATACCCCCTTCGCAACATGGGGGTAAGTTGGAACACGTGGAACAAGGTCCCCTCTACGTCGCCGGGAGGGATGGAATGGAACGCGCAGCACGGAGTTCCTGGGACTCCGGAGGGGCAAGTTTATGACTCAGGGGGCGAGTGGCGTGATCCGGCCTGGGATGCCGACCCTGTGGCGGCTCAGCGCATACAAAATTGGGACAGACCCGATGACTGACGAAAAGAAACTCGACATATTATCGCCCGATGCCAAGAAGTGGCTGGAGGACCAGAAGAAGGGCAGAGCTGAGTTGGCTTCTGAGAGCGCTCTCTACGAAGAACGAATGGCCAATACGCGGTCCAACTACGAGAAGTTTGACCGCGAGATGAAGGTTGACTTGTGGCAAATGGTGGGCAAGACGACATCAAAACAAGAGTTTCTGAAATTGCGACAGGCCATCATAGATAAATACGACTTTGACAAAATCGACAAGCATGGTGGGAGAATTGACCAGGCTCCGTATAGGATGTTTAGCTGGCGCGACATTGATTTGGAGAAGGGCTGGGGTGAAGAACTGACGGGTGGTGACGGTAAGGTGGACATCCATGATGTAAAGGAGTATTTAGCGCATGTACTTAACGCTAAATACTTCCCCGGCGACCAGGGGACACATCCATACGGCAAGCCCTACGAAAGACGCCGTAACGTAGGACTAAGAACAGAAGGTGCGCCTTGGCCCATGAAGGGCGAGGCCCTCGAAAGGGACCGTCCTCTTATTTTCGAATTGCCCCCTTTTATTAGAGACGGCAAAAAGTACCCCAGAAAACAAGCCGTCCGCCGTAGAGACTTTACTCCCAATGATTCTCAATTTTACCTGGACGGGATGAAATTGGACCGGGCCCTGATGAAAAAGGTCACTGAAATGTTCACTAAAGACGCGGGGAGGATCGAAGGGAGGGCTCGCCGGAATGTAGAGGATGAAAGATACGAGGGGCTAGTTTCTTACATACCTCCGGGCCAGAACAGCAACCGTATACATGATAGCAAGGAAATGGGCATACGCAGAAAATACAGGATGCCGGGATTAGGCCTCCCTCCCGTCATGGAGGGAAAAGCAGTCGCGGAATCAGCGTTTAGTAAGTCCGAACTTGAAGCCTCCAGGGAGCTTGAAGGATTAGAAGGCCGCACCATGGACTCTCCCCCGCTTAGATTTGAACCGGACACAGCAGAGAGCCAAGAACAGCGCTTTGAGAGGCAGAGGAGGGAAGAGAACAACCAGGATAAGCTGAGGAGGCTCAGAGAACTGGAAGAAGAAAACCGGAGGAGACGCCGAGAGGCAATTAACTAATGCCTAAGCCAATATTCAGCACCTCAGACGCGACCGTCACATCCGCAAAGGTCGAACTCCTCATCAGGGATTTCCGCAAAGCAACCAAGAAAATCACCGGGGAGCTTGAGCGCATACAGATGGAGGTTGATCTTCTCAGGGACGCCAACCACGCTATGGCCAAGACCATAAAGGAGAGCCGATATGCCTCCCCAAGATAGATATGATCTACAAAGGAAGCTGAACATTGGGGCTGTATCGGATAGAGAAGCTACACTTCAAGACTGGCATGATTATTTGGCGAGCAGGGAGAGCGATGGCTTGTCTATGTGGGAAGGCGATAGAGCTGAGCCTCTTCTCGCCCGAGGGGACTTCGCGCTTCCCCGCCCTCATGACATACAGCCGAGCACCCTGGGGGAGCATTTTGGGGGGTCGCAGGGATTGAACCCCACTGAAATGGGGCGACTTAGGTCAAAAGCCAGCGACCATGCGTACCCATCTGGCCTGAACGACGCATTGAGGCTGGAAAACGCCAGCCGTATGAGCAATGAGAACTATGTCGAGGCCATAAAGTTTTTTGATGCGGAGGAGAATAAGTTCCAAGAATGGTATAGGAGTCGAGCCATTGCCGAGGGCCTATCCATGGACGCGTATGATCCACTGCATATGTTTGACTACAAGGCGTACTGGAGACAATTACAGCGGCATGAGGAGATGATGAAAGGCATGAGCCCTGACTCTAAAGCCCAACTTAAGAGAAAGTTGGATTCGAGATTGGGGCCCAATGGTGAATTGCCCAGCGAATTTGACTGGAAGACAGAAGAGGGAGAGGCAGAAGTAATCAGTAGGGCCAAGGAAGCCTTCGGTAAAGACTGGGAACCCGACACACCACCGGAGGGACGCATTCATCGTTCTATAGAAGACATCAGAAAGATAGAGGAAGCTATCGAGAGGTTTTATAATAGTAAAACTACGACGCGCAAGAAGTTCCCACTCGTAAAATTCAAGCCTGGCCCGCCCGACCCAGGTGGCCGCCCATCATACTTTGAGACCCCTATAATCGATAAGGGCGCAAAGAGTATCCAGGAGCAGAGCGAAATAGAGTACAATAAATTATTGGCCAAGAAGTCATTACCCAAGAAAGGAGAAGACTTTAAGGAGATAGGCAAGCAGCCCCCTGATCCTCACCCCAAGGACATAAAGCCTGACCCGTACACTGGCGCGGCACCGCCAGAAGTAGCAGAAGAATTAGGGGGCATGGACCCCGAAATAATGTTAAAACTGCGTCAGAACCCTCAACTAAGGTCTATATTTGGGTTAGAATAATAAACATGCCCGCACCCCGCACAACGAAGAAGTGGATATTTGACATCCTCCCCGCAACACTTAACAAATTCTTACGGATGCACTGGGCCGTAAAGAAGAAATATAACGACAACTGGTACATTCGCGCCCTGGGCGAATGTGGTAAGCCATCATTCGAACCTGGCAAGGCCGAAATGACCATCACCATGTACAGAAGTCGTTTACAGGACAAGGACAACAGATATGGGAGTGTCAAGTCCTTGGTAGATACATTTACAAAATTGGGGTGGATAAAAGACGATAATACGAGCGATCTCTCTTTGACCGTCAAGGAGGAGAAGTCCAGCCGCAAGGACCAGAGGACCGAGGTGGTTCTCACAGTGGAGATGATAGATGAAGACGTTTGAAGAACTGCCTGACGAACTGGTTGTTTTGGGCAAGGAGGGCGCAGAGGCTGATTCGTTCAGGCCGTGCATGATGGGTATCATTTACGGAGCTGACGTGTCTGACCGCGTTGTCTATGACTCAGACATGGTGATAGACACGTTAATGAAGAACAACGACTGGGACCATGAAGAGGCCAGGGAGTGGTTTGATTTCAACATATTGGGGGCATACGTTGGTGAGGGTAGCCCTGTCTATATGTACTTGCACAATTCAGAGTACCACCTAAACAAGGGGAAAAAAGATGCAGAGTGACCTGGGACCATTACCGATAGACCACAGGGACTTTTTGTTGAACAGGAAGGTGCGCGACATGCCGCCTTTGGCGTTCAAGGCGTATGTTCTGTTGCTATGTGAGCTGTGGGAGAACGGGCCGTTGCTGTTCGAGGACCAGCCTGGGGCGTCAGATATAGAGGGATTGTCGGTTTATTGCGGTGTCTCTCAGACCGTAATGAAGAACAAGGTATGGCCTTATGTGGCGGATTTGTTCTTTGAGGTAGACGACACCGTTGGGGGTGTAGGTGAGGCCCTTGACCATGAGTTCACGAACTCTATGCGTAAGAAGGCGGTTAAGGGTTTGGTCGCCAGGATGAAGATGGCGGACGCGGCCAGGAAAAGGGCAGCACAGAATCGGCGTGAATGAGGTTCATGCGTATGGCTTCCCGTCCTCTTCGGCTTCCCATATTCTTCTATTCGAATCCTCTTTATCTTCCTTCGCTTTCCACTTCTTCTCCCTCTCTTCAACTGCCTTTCTGAATTCAGCAGGCAGGAGTGGGCCTGGAATGCCCTCGGTGCTGGTGCTTCTCTTTCTTCGTGCCTGTTCACGCTTATTAAAGCGCACTACCCCCTCAAGCCTCCTGACCTTGTCCCTGGCCGCTTGAGTCTCCTTGCGTTTTTTCTTCAGCCGGTAGTCACGCTCTTTAGCGAGGTCACGTTCCCTCTTGCTCAGCATCTCCCGACGATCTGTGATCTTCTTCTGTCCCTTTTTGCCCAGGGCTCTCCAAAGAGCTTCGGATTCGGGTACTGAACCTTTATAGTCTGACATGTTCTTTCCTTTATTTAGGGAGGGGCCTTTTGTTTATTAGGCGCTGCCCCTCAAAGCCCCATGCTATTGATTAACTGTCGTCTCTAGACTTTGAGGTGAATCCCCAGAAATTGATCTTGGCTACACAGCCTGAGCCGCTAGGCGTGATCGAAGCAGTAACCTGCTGTCCCTCTGGTATCTGCAAGGGATGGGCGAAAGTTACGACCGTGGGCCCTGACCAGTCAGCTGAATATGTGGCACCTGCGTATGATGTTGCCGAAACAAGATCAATGTCGAATATAATCGTCGGTCCGGTGCCGTGGTTTATTTGCACTTCTGCTTGTTCTGGCGTGTACCCTGTCATAGTAAGGCTGCAAGCGAAGCCCGATACAAAATGGGTTGACCCAGAGACTAACGCTTTAGTGGCCGATATGGTACCTGAGGTGCCTTCATTCTTTACAGTCCATGTTGATACTTTCATTGTTATCTCCTATTAGTCAACTCTACCATCATCGGTGAATCCGCCAAAAGACACAGATACCCGTGAGGCGTCTACAACGGAGTCTGTCATATCGCAAAACACATGAATTGCATTACCCTCTGTCAACTGTATCGGTGCTGGGAATGAGAAATGTGCCGGATTATTTCCGCCAATATCATTGAACCAGGCCTCCCATACAACTGTTGTATGGTCCTTAAGCTGAATCTGGATAGCAGCGCCAGGGATTGTGGTCCCAATTTCTGATTGTTCGTGGTCAGTGCTCGCGGTGATATACGTTACAAAATGGGTCTTACCTGATTCGGCGGCCTTAGTGAGCGTTACATCGGCTCCCTCGCCCCCAGAACTTTGTTCCTGCCAGGTGGAGATCCAGCCTGCACGCTGGATCGGGTCTCTTGTCCCATGTCGTTGCTTGGGGATATTATCGGGCATTATTCTATTCTTTCTAAGGTATCAGTTATAACTGGAGACTTGGTCTGGAGGACGAGCCTCGCGCCACAGGACAGTATAGGTTTGTGGGGTGAATACACAAGTTTAGAATTTCCTAAAATAGTCACCTCCATACATTTTATATTCTCCTTCCCCACCTTGATAGTTATCGCGGGGTCGCTGGTGCCGTTCTTGGCGTTGGCTTTGATTATGTGCATGTTGATGTGGATACGCTTGATACGTTTGCGGGGCATAGTTTTCTCCAATTAAAAAACCCCACCGGGTCAATGCAATGCCCGGTGAGGTAGCGCAAAAATAAGGAGGCAAGTTGATAGCCTTATAATACATTAAAGAACGCTGTCGTCAACAGTCGGATATGAGCGATTTATCGTATCGTAGAATGCCTTGAGCATTTTACGGCGCTCCTCAGGGGTGCACGGTGTCTCCTCAGGCTGCTTGGGCTTCTCGGCTCTCTCAGATGGGTCGCCCCTCTTGGCTTCCATTGACATCTCCCTGACCCTGCCAGCTGCCGGACGCAACCTGTTGGCCTGGCTTGAGAATATCAAATACATACCCTCAATGACATGCTTCGGCTTATACCAACTGAGAGCCTTGCAGAACATTGCCATCTCCAGGTCAGTCACCTCACCAGGCCACAGCTCCCTGTACGTTTCAGCCACTACTTTCCGATCCTCTTTGGTCCATTCCATTTCAGAACTCCTGTATTAGCTTCTAAGCGATTTAAGTGATTTTGCGACGTCTGCCACCTGTTGGTGGATAAAAAACGCGCACAAACGATTCTCAGGCTCCTGAAGCCCTTTTCTTCAATGCTTCTAATGGGTCTACTTCTGACAGCTCCTCAAATGTCTCTCCTCTCTCTGGTGGGGTCCACCCATCTCTGAGGAACTCCATGTATAGTCTCTCTGAGAAGAAGCGGGCACAAGACTTTGTCATCTTGGCACCTGACGCTTTGACCTCCTCTCCATAACGTTCAATAGACTGGACAATTTGTCCAGGTGTATAGAGTTGTTCCATAACAACATTGTTAATGTGGGACATTGCTTGTGTCCTTGTCTGATCTGATCCGTTGATCGTCTCAAGATAGTAATCTCTGATAATGGTTGAGGCCTCGCGGGGGCCCTTGTCATAATCTACTTCTTTAAACATATCGTCATGCCTAGAATCACAGCTAGAGCTAGAGCCATAGTCATAAGGGGTTTGCTTGGGTGTTTGCTTAAGCATAATTGTATCATTTGCTAAGCAAGTGCTTAACACTTGTTTATCATTTGTGGGCTTTTTGGCTTTACCACCCATGCGTCCAGCAGCAGCTCTTTTTTCGCTAATCTCCTTCTGCTGCTGGACTTGCTCATCTACCTTATGATGGAACAGCCGGTCACCGCGCACCTCAAACAGCTTGAGCACGCTGTCCTTGACCGACAGCCATGTGTCCAGGTCTACCCGGCACAGCTGAGCCAGGTTGGCGTCCTTGTTAAGCAAACCGGAAGCATTTGCTTGCCACGCCCACATGATTAACCTGAAGTAACAAAACTCCTCCATGGGACTCAGCTCCATCACCTTCTGTGAACTCAGCCAGTCTCCTACCCACATCTTCATATAGGGCAATTTGCGCTTTGCCATATCTTAGATAACTCCCTCTTTATTAGCCTTATCCAACTCTTCATCCTCCTGGATTGCATCTATATCCGGGTACTCATCCTCTATATAGCTGTTTAACGCCAATTCAAATAACCTGGTCAACTTGATCGGGTGTTTCTCCCTGACCGCGTCAACCTTGTCTACCAACTCCACCGGTAACTGCGTGGAGACCGTGATCTTCGTGCGTTGCCTCATGACAACCTCCTACTAAAAAAAAGAAACGTGTGAAACCGAACCCTACAGGGCGTATGCAAGCAAAGCAAGGGTCTTGTTGAAAAAGTTGAAAAAATGTGGGTGAATTTGCCCCCCCACGGGGGGGGGGAGGCTCCAGCGGTCCATCCGATGTTGGCCATGTTCCGATAAAACGACCAATCCGAAACTATATGACGTGAAAACGTTGTCTTTTTTCTGGGGGCTTGAGTGATCAGGGGACACTCAAAGGCGGGGGAAACAGTGAGGGGGAAGCTCAACAGGTGTGAGCATGGGCATCTCTACCGTTAGAAACGAAAAAAGGCCTCTCAGCGGGGAAACGCCAAGAGGCCAAAGGAAAAGAGAGAGTATTACAGCGGGGGAAGCTCATGACAGGAGTGACACAGCCCCTTAATGCCTGCCTCGCTCATGCCTTCGTCGCACTCACTACACCGATGGATATAGTCAAGCGTTAGCTCCTGCCCGTGGGGGTTCCACTTGAATAGTTCAGTCTGGAGAGGTAAAGCCATGTTCACCACCTTGTTATCGTATACCTGCTCCGCTATGGCTTGCAGGATATTGATGCGCTGAGACTCCCAGAACTCGCCCTCGGCGTGTATCCGATTGCCTACACTCGTTACAACTTCAAATTCAATGAAACGATCAAGCTCATACTCATGGGCTGCCTCACCGCTTGGCTGTGGCATATCATCAGTGCGTGGGCCTTCGGCAGCGTGGAGTGATATTCGTACCCACATTAGACAAGCCCTCCAATCAGCCCGTTACTCTCAAGCTCAGAGCGTGCATGATTCAGGAGGCTTTCAGCTAAGGCGTGGCCACCTTCAAACTCAAGGGTGTACTGCTCCATCTCTTCAATAGCAGTTATCTCATGGCCTCCATCCTCGCAGCCCTCATACCGTAGATCCTCCCCACACTCGGGACAGGTCACACACGTTATCCGCAGTTCAAATACTTTCATCGCTCATCCTTTCATTGAAAGCGACACAACAGAATAAAACTTACATGTACATATTCTGGGCCTGTGGGCCTGAATGTCAACCACCCTGAGAGCATAAAAAAAGCCCCCCGGCCAGTAGGCCAGAGGGCGAGAAAGAAATGACCAGGCGCTAGCTGGCCGGGGTCATCTGGTGCTTGAGGATCTGCCAGAAACGGTCCGTGAACTTGATAGGCCGTGGCGGTTGATCGTAGCTCCCATCACCATCAAGGACCACGGTCAACTGTGCGGTGTAGGTATCATCGAGAGACAGCAGCCTATCCACCTCGGCCTGAGCCTCACTGAACAGATCGAACGTTTCCCAGTGGTCGCTACCTTCAACAATTGGTCTTGTCCCATCGGGAAAAAGTGCCTTCTCACGTTTGCAGGAGCAGACGAGATACATCGGGGCTTTGACGTGTCCCATTATTCACCTCCCTTGTCGTAGTCGATGGGGTTGTCGAACTCTACATCCTTGAAGCATCTGATGGCTCCTCCTGCATGATCGAAGAAACCGTCAGCCTCCAGAGCTTCGTGAACCGCCCTCGCAATCCTTCGGCCACCGTCATCAGCACAGGCGAACAGGTCAAAGATACCGCCCTTCATGAATAGATCCAGCTTGGGGCCGGGACACTTGCCATCGTAGGCAGTCCCGGCATAACAGGCCGTGACGAAACGCTTGGCCTGATCCCGATCACAGTGCAGAACTCGTTCAAGTTTGAACACAGCCTCCAGCAGTTTGAAAAATTCACTCATGGTGAACCTCCTGTAAAAGAATAGAAACAATCCAGCCAGAATCATAAGAAAACCCCCCCGGCCTGTCAAGGCTGGAGGGGTGTTGAGGCTTGCGAGAATCGCTTGTAACGTCCTGTCAGTCTACATCGTGTAGAATGTCCTCCAGGTCGTCGCTGGCCTTGCGTAAGGCTGCTGCTGTTCTCCCGTCGATGATGACTGGTTCCGACTCAAAACCGATGGAGCCGTCCGGTTCGAGCCAGTACGAACGACCATCGAGGATGGTTCTCCTGGGGGGGAGTTGCACCCTCACCGATTCGGTGAAGATGTGACGGTCGAGGATGTCCCGCTTGGTGATGTTGTTGAGGTTCAGCGACCCATGAGCAAACCGGGCAAACCGTTGCATCGCCCAGAGTGCCTGGAGGTGATACCAAACCCCCTGGACATCAAACGGGCAGGACTCCAGCAGATTGACACCCCAGTGATATTGGGCATAGTCTGGCCGGGGGTTGTCCCATGGATCCGTGAAATCCTCCAGATTCATCGGCCTACCGCACACCCTCGCATCGCCTCGCCTCATCAGCCAGAACTCAGCCTGCCCCTCAGTGAGTCCCTGGCGTATCGTGATCATGTTTTTGATTCTCATGCTTTCCCTTTCTTGTACTCGTCAACGGCTTCTCTCAAATCTTCCCCCAGGTCGTCGGGGATGGTGGCTCCTTCGTGATAGTTTGAGACAATCACCAGGACATCATCGGGCGACCACAATTCAACCCTCCAACCTTCTGCATCGCTCATGCTTCCACCTCATATTCATCGGTGATCTTCTTCATCACGGCGTTGCAATGGATCGCCATCGCAGATGCCATCTGTCCCAGGTCTTTGATTTCCCGCTTGAGGTTCATCCGCTGGATTTGTAGATCGCAAACCGACTTTTCATAATGCCCGCTTCTCTCTCGTATCCGCTTGATGAGGCTCTCCAATTCTCCAAGGGTCATCACCTTCTCGCCACTGATCGCCACTCGATCACTCGCAACATCAGCCAGCAGTCCATCGGGCAACTTGTCGCCGCTCATGGCGATGGCGTGTTCACTCTCGCAATCGTCGTATAGATTCTGATCCATGCTCATTCTTTCCCTTCTTCAACAAATACCTGATCATTCATATCCGTGGACGCTTTCGGCTCGTACTTGTCCCTGCATTCCACACTGCAACAAAATGGACCCTTTGCGATAGGCTCCTGGCACATGGTATGGAAAAACAACGACTCTCCGCATACTGCACAATTGGCAAGCATGACTTCCTCCTGGTTAAGAAAACGTGAAACAATCCAGCGGGAATAATACGCCCTGGCGGGGCTGGAGGTCAACGGGGAAAAAGAGGAGCTGAGCCGAGCAAGGCCACAAAAAGAAACCCCCTCCAAGCGTTGCACCTGGAGAGGGTTTCGGGCTGTGTGGCTGGTGGGCTTTCGTAACCGTTGAAAGGATTGTTGTGACGGTTACGATCTGGACGCTTGGGTTGGGTGGCGCACACCAGCCGAATTAAGATCAGCACATTACCGACCTGGGAAACGGTTGTCAAGCCCCTCCCACATCAACATGACAGTCTGAACAGATGTAAAGGCCGTGGTCCAGCACCATCCCGCAAGTCTTACACTCGCTGTCGGGGAGCTCTAGCTGGCCGTGGTCCTCCAGGTACTCACGGCAAGCCCGATAAGCATCGCCGTATCCGTCAGCGTCAGCATCCTCCTGGTCGGTGAAGGCGTTAACCACCTCCTGCATCCCGTTTTCCGGTACGGGCTTTAATAGTCCTCTTGGGTTTCGCATGATTCAGTTCCTTTCAGCTTGCGGGTATGCCCAGGGTTCGACAATGGGCGATAAAGTCATCAGTACAATGGGATTCCGAGTAATCCCAACAACCGCCACCATCACGGGGCTGCGACGAGAACCGGAGCCGATTGAAGCCCCCGAATATCGAGCAGAATGACGGGCTGTCAGTAACGTCCTGGAAACAAAAATCAGCGGCACATCCAGCCCCCTGGAATATATCGAAGGCTGCGATTGCAACCGACAGGCCCAAGGCCGTATGCGCTGGACATTCATATTCTGCCAGCATCTTAACCGTGTCGCCTGTTGTCCTCAGCTTGTCCTGGGCTATACAGGTTTCAAACCGCTTGAGATCCGCATCGTACTTGTCCCTCAGTTCCTGATTCTCAAGGACAGCTTCGGCTTTCGCCTTATCTTCTTCGGATAGTTCCATGACGTTGCTCCTTTCAAAAAGCAGTGAATAAAAAAGACTCCCCAAACCTTACGGAATGGGAAGTCTCAGGTCAACCACCTACCAACTCAGTTCGGACTATTCGTCAAGGATCTCAACCACGCCCTGATCCACCTGGAAAGCGTCAACCGTGACAGCCTTCTTGGACTTGGAACGTTTCTTTGCGAGATTCCTGGGCCTACTGACGGAGATCGCCGGGGCATCCTCGCCCTCACGATGAACAATGGTAATCTCTCCGCTGATACGCAGGTCGATTACCACGGGGCCACATACGATTGACAGCTTCGTACCAGTGCTGTTGATCTGCTTTGCTCTCCCGGCCATTATCCACCAACTTTCTGATAGACGTTGATGGACACCGTGACGGGCTTGCCGTTCAAGACCAGCGTTTCAAGTTCCTGGTTGCCACTGGTGGTCAGCAGCAACTCGGACTTGCCCGACTTCGATCTGCGCCCCTGGACAATATCGGCCTCGATTGTCAGCTTGCCCTTAACAATGTCGATACTCATCGCATCGCCTTGATTTTTGCCTGCCATGGCAGACCTCCTTAAAAAAAAGAAACGACTTCCCCCCCCATACATAGGGGGCGAGAAAAAACGAGGATAATGATTTGAGCCTAGTGCGTCAAGGGGTTAAGTTCTGGGCTGTTCGTTTTATTTCATTGGTTGCCGAAGGAAGGAGTTTATCCAATGGCAAAACTACCGAAGGTCGATACAAAGGCCAAACCGGAAACAGCACCGGAAGTTGCTGAAGATCCCACCGAACCTGGGATCTCGTCGTGGACGTTCGAGAACATAGCCGAGCATATAGCCAAGGAGAACGATTATTCCCTGGCGGATGCTCCTGCTGAATTCTGGGTGTCCGTGGGCATGAAGGC